TCACTTCGTCAATATGTTAGCAAAGTGATACCGACCTTAAAAAAGAGTTTGGCAGAACATGCAACCCGCATAGACGAACAAGTAACTAAAATCAAAGTGCAACGACTTTCTGAAATGCTTTGCAATGTAGAAAACATGAAGCGTCTCAAAGAATCACACATAGTGTCATTAATGAGATACATGGACCTTATAGAAGAATTAAATGGAGTTCACCGATGAAATCATTTTTAAAACAAATAAATGAAAGCTTTGAGTCTTTAGAAGAAAAAGTTAAAAATCCTGGTAAATATAAAACCGGAAGGAAAAATGGATATGATCTAGATGGAGATGGAGTTCCAAATAGAGCAGATGCAGATCCGGAAGACGGTAACGTTACAGAAGATTTAGATCCAGTAGGAAAAGAAGACGATGATATTAATAATGATGGTAAAGTAGATTCATCTGATGAATATCTTAAGAAGCGTAGAAAGGCAGTTTCTAAAGCTGTTAACGAAGAAGATTTAGATGAAATGTCTACAACAGGGGGTGTTGCTGGATATAATATACCAGGATCATTTATAACACCAGCTCAATATAAAAAGAAAAAGAAAACAATGAAATATGAGCGGGTACAAGAAGCGATGGACCGAAAATATGAACAACTTATAGAAGGATATCGAGACTTTGTTTTAAGTGATTCAAAAATGAGTCCGGCAAGAAAAGTAAATGCGTCTATAAGAGATGTAGCTAAAAAACTTAAAGAAATCGAAAAGATTGTTGAATATACCGGCAGATTAAAAACCGAATCTGGAATAGCACATTCAGGGTTTAGTACAGGCACACATAATGCATTAAGAAAAATATCAGAAAGATTAATAAAAATATCAGAGAGAGTAAGATCATTAGGAGAGTAAAATGTCAAAACCATTACTAGTAGAATATATGCCGTTTACGCCAGTTGGTTCACTCAATGAGTCCAATGGTGCCAAATACGGAATACCAGGTGGTTTTGTAGTGCAAGGAGTTTTACAAAGAGCTGGAGCAAAAAATCAAAACGGAAGAGTATATCCAAAAGAAATACTAATGCGTGAATGTCAACGCTATCAACGTGAATTCATTGACCAAAACAGAGCATTGGGAGAATTAGATCACCCAGAGTCAAGTGTAGTTAACTTGAACAACGTGTCTCACAACGTTTTGAAAATATGGTGGGATGGCAATGATTTAAAAGGCGTAGTTCAAGTATTAGATACTCCTTCTGGTAAAATATTGAAGTCACTGTTTAAAGCGGGTATAACACTAGGAATATCTAGTCGGGGACTTGGTAGTGTTAAAGAACTTCGAAGTGAAGGAGTAGTGCAGGTGCAAGACGATTTTGAATTGATATGTTTTGACTTTGTGTCTAATCCATCAACTCATGGAGCATTTCTTACACCTACGGTAAATGAGTCGGTTCAAAGAGACACAAACAAATATGCAAAAACAAATAAAATTATTACTTCGATATTATGCGAAGATGGTAAATGTAGGATATAAAAATGGGTAAAAAATTAGAAACATTAAAAAATTTATTATACGAACGTGATGCAAATAAAAAGTTGGTGTTTGATCAACAAGAAGCACCAATGACTGAGGAAGAAAAAAGACAGTTAGCAGACACAGTTGCAAGATATTCTGAAATTGTAGAAGCAATGTTACCAAAACAAAATTTAGAAGAAATGATGACTCAGGTATCTAATATGGTAGAGTCAGCCGGTAAGTACATCAAAGAAAATGAAGATCAGATAGAAAAACTTCAAGCTGGACGAATTGATAAACTTATGGTTGCAGCTACTAATGAAGCAAAAAAAGCATGTAATGAAATGATGATTGCTAGAAGAAGATTAGGAGCATCACTTGATGATATTGGAGAAGCATTAAACAAATATTTTTAATTTGGAGTTTTGAATATTTATTTATATAATATAAGAGCATGATAATGAGTAAATTTAAAAAATTGTATCGAGACTTTTTTGGATTACAAGAACAAAATTCACAAGAACAAAATTCAAAAATTCCAAATGAAGATGAAATTAAAGCAGCACATGCAGCATTAGTTGATTTTAATAAAGAAGCTGATAAATTATCAGAAGCAGATTTAGAAGAAGCTCAACTCATTAACAATCTTACAGACTATAACGGACACGTAATGTATAGACTTCGTGACCCACAAGAAGCTAGTGCAGTAGCCAAAGAAATACAAAGATGGACTACTAAAAAAGGCTTCACTATTATATCGCATAAAAAATCATCATCTGGATTAACTGGATATTTCTATTTCCGTTTAGGCGAAGATCCAGGAACCGAGTCACAAAAAATTCAAGGTTACTTTGCACAACTTCCAGAATTAAGACGATTTGCCTTTCAAGCACCTAGAAGTCGAAAAAAGCCACCTGCAAGAAGAATGCCACCTAAAAGAAAAATTTAAAACAAGTTATATGAACAAAAAACAAAAAGCCCACAAATCAATCGTATCCGGTAATGCAAAAGGAGTACGAGTAGTAGAATCAGACATTGCATTTGCACTCAGATCATTTAAAAAACAAATCAAACAAAGCGGAGTATTAGATCACGTCAAGAATAATCGTACTTTTACTAAGCCTAGTGTTAAACGTAGAGACGTTATTAATCGTGCAAAACACATACAGTATTTGAGAGATCAAGAATACAAATAAGAAAATTTTAAAGTTTTTTAAGAAGTCCTAGCAGAAATGTTAGGACTTTTTTACTGTTTTTTAAGTTACTCTATATTTATATTGGAAATACGCTATCCCTATATAGTGTCTATTAAATAAAATAATTCTATTAAGATTTCAAATAATCTTATTTCCAAAAACAAATTTAAGGAGAAAACTAATGGCAAAATCAGATTTGCTAAAAGAAGCGATTGCGGACGCTAAAGCTGTTAAAGAAACTGCATTAGCAAATGCAAAGATTGCTCTTCAAGAAGCATTCGAGCCTAGAATTAAAAGCATGTTATCTGCTAAATTATCTGAAGAACTCATGGATGAGCAAGATGAATTCGAAATGGATGCTGAAGTAATGGGTGATGAAGAAATGGATGCTCCAGTCGACGATATCGGTATGGAAGATGAAATGGGCATGGAAGACGAAGGTGAACCAATGGATGTTGGTGATATCGAAATCGATACTGACATGGACGGAGAAATTGACTTTACTGGTGACATTATGTCTAAACCAGGAGCAGAAATGGACATGGAAGACGAAATGGACATGGAAGATGACATGGGTATGGAAGATGACATGGGCATGGAAGATGACATGGGAGATGAATTAGTCGACGATGAAATTAGTGAAGACATGGGACTTGACGAAATTATTGCTGAACTCGAACAAGGACTAGCCGAACAGCCAGTACCAGACAACGACGAAGAACCAATTGGTGAACAAGTTGTTGATGAAGCTGGAGATGACGGCGATGGATTCTTTGCAGAATCAGTAGATAAATCTATTGACGAATTAATCGAAGCAATCTTGACAGAAGAAGAGGAAGAAGAAGAAGGAGAAGAAGATGCTGAAGAGAAAAAAGATGAAATGATGAAAAAAGAAATGGCTCACAAAGACAAAGAGCTTAAGGAAGCATATGACACTGTTAATCATCTTAAAACAGTAATCAACGAAGTCAATCTTTTAAACGCAAAACTTCTTTACACGAACAAATTGTTCAGAAATTTTGATCTTAACGAAGGTCAAAAAATGAAAGTTATTGAAAACTTTGACAGAGCAGCTAACACAAGAGAAGCTAAGTTAGTATTTAGCACTTTAGCAGAATCTTTCCAAAAACCTAGTAGAGGTAAAAGAAAGGTAGTTAAAGAGTCTAAATCATTAGCATCTAAACCTGTTGCAACAACAGCTCCATCAAAGCAAACAACACAAGTTCTTTCTGAAGGCTTTGAACAAGCTAACAGATGGAAAAAATTAGCAGGACTAATTAAATAATAATTAAAAAAAAAGGAAACAAAAAAATGAGCCTTAACTCACTTTTACAAAGCCCCGACGCTTCCCAAAGAAAAGCCGCATTGGCACACGTTTCAAAATGGGAAAGAACGGGATTGCTCGAAGGTCTATCAAGCGAGACTGAAAGAGCAGGAATGGCCCAACTATTGGAAAACCAAGCAAGACAACTCGTAAAGGAAGCGTCTGCAACAGGTACCGCAGAAGGGTCTGAAGAATGGGCTGGTGTAGCTCTTCCATTGGTAAGAAGAATCTTTGCTGAATTTGCAGCTAAAGAATTCGTTTCTGTACAACCAATGAATCTACCATCGGGTCTAGTATTTTATTTAGATTTTAACTACGGAACAGCTCGTCCAGGATTTGACGATGACAATTCTAACAGAACAGGACAGCCTTTTAGCTCGCCTAACGCTGATGACTCAATGTTTGGTGTAACTAATACATCTGGCGATCCTACTGGTGGTCTTTATGGTGCTGGTCGATTTGGATACTCTATTCCAAACGTAACTGCATCTGTAGCAGGAGCATCTACAGGTTCTGGAGCTGCAGCAGCTGCTGCGTCATCCGCATCATTGAACTTTGATAACAGATATGTAAATTCTGAATATTTTGTATTTACAGCTCCAGTACCAACTGACGCTGATACATTAGCAGTAAGATCATATACTCTTATTTCTGGTTCAACTGAAGTTATCCCAGTACAAGCATTCTCAACTATTGACGCTAATTATACTGCATCATTTGTTGTAACTGCATCATTAGCATCTAATCTTCAGGTAGCTATTGATAATACCGGGTTGAAAGTTAATTATAGCAAACAACCAACTGATATCACAAGAGGTGATTTCGAAGATAATGATCCATTTAAAGGGTCTGGTGCTGGTACCGGTATTAACAATGGTACAGACATTGATATTCCAGAAGTTAACTTGGAACTTCAATCAGAGCCAATTGTTGCTAAAACACGTAAATTGAAGGCTGTATGGACTCCTGAGTTCGCTCAAGACCTTAACGCTTATCACTCAATTGACGCTGAAGCAGAATTGACTTCAATGTTGTCTGAGTATGTATCAATGGAAATCGATTTAGAAATCCTTGATATGTTGATTTCATCTGCTCCAACTACTGAGTATTGGTCAGCAGTAAACAACGAAATCTGGAATGGTACGTCGTTTGATCAACAAAGTGCTACTAACGGTGGATTCTATAACACGCAGGGTGGATGGTTCCAAACTCTTGGTACTAAACTGCAAAAAGTATCCAATAAAATTCATCAGAAAACACTTCGTGGAGGTGCTAACTTCTTAGTAACTTCACCAGCTGTTGCAACTATCCTAGAATCTATTCCTGGATTTGCTGCTGATACTGATGGAGACAAAATGGAATTTGCGGCAGGTGTACAAAAGATTGGTGCAATCAATAACAGAT